AGTAACTGCTCAACTTCTCGAAAACCAAGAAAGATTTTTAAGAGAAGAGCGTGCTTTCCTAACTGAAGCACCCCCAACAATTAATACTGATCCTTCCTCAACTGGCAACCCAGGTTTCTCTGGTTCTGCTGCTGCTCCAGTTGCAGGTTTTGATCCAGTTCTAATCAGCCTAATTCGTCGTGCAATGCCTAACTTGGTCGCTTATGACCTAGCAGGTGTTCAGCCAATGAATGGTCCAACAGGTCTTATCTTTGCGATGAGAACCCGTTATGACAACCAGAGTGGTACTGAAGCATTCTTCAACGAGCCAGATTCTGCATTCTCTGCTCAGAACAGTGCTGCTTCGCTAACTCAGGGCGATTACACTGGTGGTTCGGATGACGGCACCAGCGTTGGTTTTGGTACAACTGCACAGTCAGGAACCAACCCATCAATCTTAAATGGTGGCGTAACTAACACCTACAACCTAGGTCAAGGTTTCAGCACACAAGCACTAGAAGCACTTGGCGATAACGCTACTTCAAACGATTTCCGTGAGATGGCTTTCTCAATCGAGAAAGTTAGCGTAACCGCAAAGTCAAGAGCACTCAAGGCAGAGTACTCGCTAGAACTAGCACAAGACCTTAAGGCAATCCATGGTCTTGATGCTGAAGCTGAACTAGCAAACATCCTCAGCACTGAAATTCTTGCTGAGATCAACCGTGAGATCATCCGTACCATCTACAAGGTTGCTAGAACAGGCGCTCAAACCAACGTTGCAACCGCTGGTGTATTCGATCTAGATGTCGATTCCAACGGTCGCTGGATGGTTGAGAAGTTCAAGGGTCTAATGTTCCAGCTAGAGCGTGATGCAAACGCTATTGCACAAGAAACTCGTAGAGGAAAGGGCAATATCATCCTTTGCTCTGCTGATGTTGCTTCTGCACTTGCTGCTGCTGGTCAACTAGACTACACTCCAGCACTATCTGCAAACCTAAACGTAGACGATACTGGCAACACCTTTGCTGGTACTCTAAACGGTCGCTTCAAGGTCTACATCGATCCATTCGCTGCAAACCTAAGCGCAGATCAGTACTACGTAATGGGTTATAAGGGTTCAACTCCTTATGATGCAGGTCTATTCTACTGCCCATACGTTCCACTCCAGATGGTTCGTGCAGTTGGACAAGATACTTTCCAACCAAAGATTGGATTCAAGACCCGCTACGGCATGGTCGCAAATCCATTCGCGGAAGGAACTGGCGTTGGCGCAGGTCGTATTGCCGAGAATACCAACCGTTACTACAGAAGAGTAAAGGTACAAAACCTAATGTGATCTTGGATCACAATTATCAGGACCTCCTTACAAAAGGGGGTCCTTTTTTATTGTCTACCAATAGATAGTAAAGCAGAGTTTGACATTGCCATGGACTTGCTTATAAAAGCAGTAATAATTTATGGATCAATTGTATATTTTGTGTATTGGGGTCTTCATAACGGATATCCATCATGAAAAAACTCAACGATGTACTATTGGGAATAACGGTAACAATCATTGATTTTCTCTACCAGGATCTTCCAATACAAAGATTTTGGGTGCTTGAGACTATTGCTAGAGCACCTTATTTTGCCTTTTTAAGTGTGCTTCATCTCAGAGAAAGCCTTGGTTTGAGAACGGAAGCACATTACTATCTGATGAAAGAACACTTCGCACAGACAGTCAATGAAACTGAACATCTCATCGAAATGGAAAATCGCGGTGGTGCAGATCGTTGGTATGACCGTTTTATTGCTTATCACTTGGTTCTCATCTATTATTGGATTTTGGTGGGTTATTATTTTATTAATGCTAAGTCTGCTTATCACTTGAATGCAGGTATTGAGTTTCATGCAACTGAAACTTATCTAGATTACTTTTGGAATCATCAGGAAGATACAAAGATCGCTGAGATTGCAGTTGATGAAATGAACCATTATATTGAACTAACCCGAGCAATGGAGATGATCTAATGGGTGATTTTCCTTGGGGAGTTTTTACCATACTTTCCTGTGGATTATTATTCACTTGTTATTGCATCTATTATATTTTAAAACTAGCACACGACGAGATGAGATGATCAATGCCTAGAAATCAACTTACGAAAGATCAAATTAAAACAGATATATTGAAGATCAAACAAGACCTTTACAAGGAACATATTCGCCATGACATGGACATGAAGGGTTTGGCAAATAGATATATTGATAGAATTTTGAATAAGATCGAGGAATATCGCTACTAAATAGTCCTAGCTTGGGAAGCTGACTTGTCCAATAATCCTTGTACCTTACAGCAAGTTTCAAATAAAAACTTTCTGTCATTAGGTGGGTTCAAACTTATTATTAATAGGTGTCCAAAGGTAGATTTTCTTTGCAACAAAGCAAATTTACCAGGGATGACATTGGGCAGTGCAGTACAATCAACATATCTAAAAGACATTCCTGTTCCAGGAGACAAACTTAGATATGAAGATTTGACAATTAACTTTATGGTAGATGAGGAATTAGAAAACTATATCCAAATCTACCAGTGGATGACATCATTGGGTTATCCACAATCAGTTGCACAATACTCTGAATTACAAACAAAAAATAGATTTTATCCAAATACGGATGCTGATGATCCGTATAGTGAAAGATCTGATGCTACATTATTAATTTTGAACAGCAATTATCAAACTGCTGGAAAGGTAATTTTCAAAGACTTATTTCCAACATTTCTTTCGGGAATTCCTTTCGATGCAACGTTGCAGGAGCAGCAATACTACAGCGCAACTTGCACATTCCGCTATACTATTTTTGATTTGATCGACATTGATGGAAAAGAAGTCTAGTATTTCACTGGAAGTAATCCAGGAAATGTGGCAAAAAGATAGTGAGGTAAATCAAGACGAACTTGATACAGAAAGTCTAAAAATACCTCAATTACACGCCAAATATTACCAACTATATAATACTATACTGTTGCTTCGCAAACAAGCAGAGCAGCAGCATAGTAGTATTCTTTTAGAACGTAGAAAATTTTACATGGGGAAAGCGGAAACGCAAGTTTACATTGACGAACCCTTCCCATACAAAGTCAGAGACAAAGAAGATCTAAAACTTTATCTTGAAGCAGACGAAAAAATCAGCAAGATAAGATTAAAGATCGATTATTACGACACAATGCTGAAGTATCTTGAAGAGATCCTGAAGCAGATTTCTAACAGAACCTACCAAATCAAGAATGCAATTGAATGGCGAAGGTTCACTGCTGGATATGGCTGATCTAATTATAAGTAAGAAGAATGAAGTTTGGTTGAAGATTGAATGTGATCCTCACATCAAATATGAATTGCAAGATCAATTTACGTTTGATGTCCCAAATGCAAAGTTTATGCCTCAGTATCGAAACAAATACTGGGATGGAAAGATTAGACTGTTCAACATTGAGAAGTCTGAAATTTATGCTGGACTAATTGATAAACTACAAGTTTTTTGTGAACGATATAATTATACGTTTGAATTTGAAAATAATAAATTTTACGGATTACCGTATGAAGAAAATGATATGGTGTCTGAAGAGGGCGTCAAAGACTACGTTACAAGCGTCTCCAAGTACCCTCCACGCGATTATCAACTAGAAGGTATCTATGACGCTTTGAGGCGTAACAGGCGTCTTCTGATTAGTCCTACGGGGTCTGGCAAGTCTTTAATGATCTATGCTGTCTGTAGATATCATGCAGAAGCAGGAAGGAGAGTTTTAATTGTGGTTCCTACAACATCCCTTGTTGAACAGATGTACAAGGATTTTGAAGACTACGGTTGGGACGCTGAAGGAAACTGCCACAAAATTTATTCAGGTAAAGAACGAATAACTGATAAAAGTGTTGTTATTACAACCTGGCAGTCCATTTATAAAATGGATAGAAAATGGTTTGCACCATATCAGGTTGTAATTGGTGATGAAGCTCATCAATTCAAATCTAAGTCACTGATTAGTATCATGACAAAACTTGGTGATGCAAAGTATCGCTATGGATTTACAGGAACTCTAGATGGAACACAAACCCATAAGTGGGTTCTTGAAGGATTGTTTGGTCCATCATATAAAATTATCAATACAAAAGAATTGCAAGATGCTGGATACTTAGCTAAACTAGGTATTAAAGTTTTACTTCTAAAACATGATCCACAAAAATTTGAAACGTATGAAGATGAAGTTCAATATTTAATTGGACACGAAAAACGAAACAAGTTTATTAAAAATCTTGCACACGATCTTAAAGGAAATACTTTGATCCTTTTTAGTCGGGTCTCCGCACATGGACAGGTTCTTTATGACCTCATAAATACTAGTGATCGAAGAGTATTCTTCGTTCACGGTGGCGTGGACGTTGAAGAACGAGAAGAAGTCAGAAGAATTACTGAAAAGGAAAACAACGCAATCATCATTGCTTCTTTCGGAACATTCTCAACTGGCATCAACATCAAGAACTTGCACAACGTTATTTTCTCATCTCCAAGCAAGTCCAGAATTAGGACACTACAATCAATCGGTAGAGTACTGAGAAAAAGCGAAAATAAACTCAAAGCAACACTATACGATATAGCAGACGATTGTAAAAAAGGGTCAAGATCAAACTATACACTCAACCATCTCATCGAACGTATAAAATACTACAACGAGGAGAAGTTTAATTATGAAATCATTCAAGTCAAAATCTGATGATTTATACGATGAGTTTTACGCTTCAGTAAAACTTATCAGTGGTGAAGAAGTTCTTTGTCTTATCATTATTGATAAAACTAATCCTGAACATGTTATGCTAGATAACCCAGTTATCTGTGTAGAAATTCGTTCCCCTGGAACGAATATACCCTCTGGGTATAAATTTGAACCTTGGATAAAGTTTTCTACTGATCAAATGTTTTTACTTGAAACATCAAGGATCATTACAGTCAGTGAAGTCAAAGATGAAGACATTATTGAAACTTACAAACATGTTGTCAATGTAGGGTTCAAACAGTCTCATCCAGATATCAGTAAAGAGATGGGATATATTTCTTCTGTTGATGATGCTAGAGATCTTCTAGAGAAGCTTTATAATACTAAAAGTAGTTAAGCTATATTACCTTCAACCCTGACAGAGTTATTCTACAGACATTTGAACATCTTGTCAAGCTATGCTATAATTGATCAATGATTTGTAATGATAATGACACGTAAAAGATCAGAGCATTATGTAAACAACAAGGAATTCCTTACTGCTATTGTTGCTTACAAACAAGAAATTAAAGATGCTGAACATTTAGGAAAACCAAAACCAAGGATTACCAATTACCTTGGAGAATGTTTTCTTAAGATTGCTACCCATCTTTCCTACAAACCAAATTTTGTCAACTACATGTTCAAGGACGATATGATCTGTGATGGCATTGAGAACTGTGTTCAGTACATTAATAATTTTAATCCAGAGAAATCTAGCAATCCCTTTGCATATTTTACCCAGATTATTCACTACGCTTTTCTCCGTCGTATTCAAAAGGAAAAGAAGCAATTAGAAATTAGACAAAAAATTATTGAAAGATCTGGATTTGACGAAGTTTTCGTCGCAGACGAAAATGGTGATACTTCTGGATATAATCAAATTAAAGATGCAGTTCAGTATCGTTTAAATCGATGAGTGATTACGAATGGATTGATGATTGTTTCCGAGTGGAACAAAAACCTTGGAAGACTTGGGCTTCTTATGATAAGGAAGGCAATGAAATTATTACCTCCCTTCATAAAGAATTGTGTATATCTTCTACTCGTTGGTATCTGCAAGCAAAGCAAGATGGGTTTCCTGAATCGACAAAATATGAAGGGGAAGTTGGCGGAAAACTATGAAAGTCGCTATTATTACAGATCAACACTTTGGATTTAAAAAAGGATCCAAACTATATCACGACTTTTTTCTCAAGTTTTACGATGAAGTCTTTTTTCCAGAACTACAGAAACGTGGTATTACAACTGTCATCGACATGGGTGATACTTTTGACAGTCGTAAAACTATTGATTTTTGGTCTCTGGATTGGGCAAAGAAAAATTATTTCGACCGTCTCCGAGACATGGGTATCGAAATCATTTCTGTTGTTGGAAACCATACTGCTTTCTATAAAAACACTAACGAGATCAACACTATTGATCTTCTCCTACGAGAGTATAATAATATCAATGTTATTGTTGATGCATCAGAACTTAGAGTTGGAGGTTTGGAGATACTCTTCGTTCCTTGGGTGAATACTGATAATACAGAGTTTACCTATAACAAGATCAACGATACTAAAGCAAAAGTTGTCATGGGGCACTTAGAACTCAATGGGTTCTATGCACACTACGGATATACTATGGAAGATGGTGCAGACATTCTTCCTTATGAAAAATTTGATCGTGTATTCTCTGGTCATTACCATACCAGATCTAATAACGGTAGAATTTTTTACCTAGGCAATCCATACCAAATGTTCTGGAATGACGTGAATGACGCTAGAGGTTTCCATATCTTTGATACTGAAACTCTTGAGTTAGAGGCAATTGATAATCCCTTTACACTTTATGAGATTATCTACTATAATGATACTCCTAGGCAGTTAGTTAAGTTTACAGACTACACAAATAAAATTGTCAAGGTTGTCGTCAAACAAAAAAGTAACGAGAAAGAGTATGATCGCTTCTTGGATGCTCTAATGAAAGTCAATCCTTACGATGTAAAAATTGTAGAAAAAGTAGATAATATTTCTTTTGATGACGAGATTGTCAATCAAACAGAAGACACCATGACGCTTCTTGATAAGTATGTTGATGATTTGGAGACAGATCTAAATAAATCTAAGATCAAAAGTCTAATCAAAAATATCTATCAGGAAGCGTGTGAGGTTATGTAATGTATATCATTACAATTAAGGGGTTAGAAGACGAAGGGGCATATGCGGTAAAGGATGAGTTTGGAGAAAAGGTTGTATTTTTGTTTGAGGAACAAGATGATGCTGTAAGATATGCTTTGCTAATGGAAGAAGATGGTTGTCCAGAAATGGATGTCATCAAAGTCAATGATACGGTTGCAATCGCAGCATGTGAAAAAGCGGGAATAAGATATACTATAATCACTGAAGATGACATTGTAATTCCACCACGATCTGATAATGATTGAGTTCAAAGAAATTCGTTATAAAAATTTTCTATCATCAGGAAACCAGTTCACATCAATTAAACTAAATCAAAACACTAACACACTGATTGTTGGGCAGAATGGTGCTGGTAAGTCAACCATTCTTGATGCTTTGTGTTTCTCGTTGTTTAACAAACCATTCAGGAAGATCAACAAAAATCAAATTGTCAATTCGTCCAATGAAAAAGATTGTGTTGTTGAAATTGATTTCAATGTAAACAGGAACGAATATAAAGTTATTCGAGGTATCAAACCTGGCATCTTTGAGATTTATCAGAACGGTAAGAAGATGAATGAGGATGCTTCTGCTCAGGATCAACAGAAGATGCTTGAAAACATCATCCTCAAGTTGAACTATAAGTCATTCACTCAGATTGTTATTCTTGGTAGTGCTTCGTTTGTTCCGTTTATGCAACTTCCTGCTGCTCATAGGCGAGAAGTGATTGAGGATCTTTTGGATATCAAAGTGTTTTCTTCAATGTCGGAGATCTTGAAGAACAAAATCAAGGATGCTAAAGAAACTGCCAAGACTTTAGAGTTGAAAAAAGAAGGGATTGCTGATAAAATTATCATGCAGCAAAACTTTATCAAACAAATTGAAGAGACTGGACAGAATGATATCAAAGATAAACAAACCCAAATTACTGAATGTGAAAGGGAAGTTTCCAAGTACAATGAAAGTATCTCCAGTCTTTTACATAAAGTTCAAGACAAGCAACAGGAAGTAGAACAGTATGCAGATGCTTCAGATACTCTTCGTAAACTTGGAACTTTCAAAGGTAAGATTGGAAACAAGAAACAAAACTCTGGTGATGATCTGGAGTTTTTCAAAGAGCATTTGGTTTGCCCAACCTGCACACAAACGATTGAGGAAACGTTCCGTGTAAATAAGATTGAAGAGCTCCAGCAAGTCCTAAGTTCTTATGAAAGTAATCTTCAAGAAATTGAGGATACAATTAAAAAAGAAGAAGAACGCGAACAAGCATTCTTCGGACTTCAAAGGGAGATTACTAAACTACAAAATGAAATTTCTCAGATCAACATTCGTATTTCTAACTCAAACAAATCAAGATCAACTCTTGAAAAAGAAATTCAAACTATTACCACTAGACTTGAAAACAGAAATACTGAGCATGAAAAATTAAGTGAATATAAATCTAATCTGAGACAAATACTAACAGACCTAGAACAGCTTAAAGAAGATTACGGATACTATCTTCAAGCAAATGTTCTACTAAAAGATGATGGAGTAAAGAGTAGTATCATCAAAAAGTATTTGCCACTTATTAATCAGCAAGTTAATAAGTATTTGCAAATGATGGACTTCTTCATCAACTTTACTTTAGATGAAGAATTTAATGAAAAAATTCAAACGCCAATTCATGAAAACTTTTCTTATCCTTCCTTCTCTGAAGGGGAAAAGATGAGGATTGATTTATCATTACTGTTTACTTGGAGAGAAATTGCAAGATTAAAAAATAGCATCTCGACAAATCTTCTTATAATGGATGAGGTATTTGATAGTTCTCTTGATGGATTGGGAACGGATGAATTCTTTAAAATTATTAGATATGTAGTTAGTGACGCTAATATTTTTATTATCTCACATAAGAATGA